CCCATCGGGGGATCTGGTTAGAGTATGCGATCGCTGATTATTGTGCCGGGGTTCATTTGTTTCGTCAGCTTCCCGGTAACTGGGCGTTTGACTCTCCGGTTCCGGCTCGGCTCCGGGCGCGTCCGGGACTGCGGACGCTGCAAATAGCTTACGAGTCCGATGTCCAGCCGTTGCTGGAGCGGGTGGCATGGGAGGTGAGCCGGGGTCTGGGGGTAGTCTTTTCCGTCAGGAACCCAATTCATTTGGGCGTGCTGTTAGAGGTTATTTGTGTGACCTACTATCTTTACCCGAACGGGTATCGCTGGGTAGGGCGAGGATTAACCAATAGGAGTTGAATTAGATCTGGAGAGATCGCTCATAATGATGCCCGTGTAGGGCATCAAAACAGCCCGTAATTGTGCTACGGAGCGGGAGTGAATAAAGGTGTATCCGTCCCGTTCAATTCTTGACGGGTCAAGACTAATCGACTCGTATTCATCCAGGATAGTGATGACCCGATCCACGGCGGCTTCGCTTTCGTTGATCGTGTCAAAAGCACGATTAATAGCCAAAACGATGGGCTGCGTAACCGAAAAACTCGCGGGTAGGATCGACATCCCCGGTTGCCCTGGCGCTGCATACACTTCTGTTAGCGGCGTGACACCGTAGATTTCAAACAACAACCCGCGTTCTCTTTCGGTTAAAGGCATTAGCTAGCTGTCTCCACACGTAACCGCACTGCAACCAGTAAGTTGCGGGCTTCAGTGGCAGCAGTGCCAGCAAAGTCGAGCGCTAGCCCGTCGCCCGGTGCAAGCACCAGCAATGCCCCCGTAGCGGTCAGGGTGGCGACCAAGGGAGTATTAGCCGTCAGCCCGGTTTTCAGGTTGACTGCCGCAGCTAAGAGATCATCCCCTGATGCGGGTGCTTCGTTAGATTGAGTCCGTTTGAGCATAACGGTAGAATCGTTAGCCGTATTTTCCAACGTTCCCAACCGTAGACGAGCATTTAGAACCGTTAGATTGACTTGGTAAATGTTGTTGAAAAACACCTGGTCAATCATGGCGGTGTTCAGAAGGCAGTTGACGTGTGCAGGGATAGAGGGCTGACTAGAATCAGCAATCCCTTTTAATGCGGCAACCATGGCAATACCAGGTTCAACCTGCAAAATTTGCCCAGTCGGAAATTCCATTAGAGGCATGGGTTTGTCCTTTTACTCAACGACGTGTAATCCACCGGGCCAGACCACTAAACCCTGGGAATAGAGTTCTACCCAGTCCACCTCCGGCACCTCTTTTTGTAAGGTGTCGAGGTTGAGGTTGCTTTCTTGAGCCAGCTTCCGCACCCGACGAGCACGGGCTGTGCCCACGGTGGGTAGTGCCACTAGTTCAGCCAAAGTAGCAGTCATTAAATCAAGCGCCCCTTCTGGAACTGGGACAAGACTGGGTTGCACCGGCTCCGCCTCGGTTACCACGAGGGCAACCGAGGCTTCCTGAGCTTCGTCAATCTCAGTTTTGACTGGTTCCGGCTCCGGCACTTGAACCGGAACGATGACCGATTCAGGTGCTGGAAGGCGGTAGCCTTGATTGAGGCGATCTTGAACAATTTCCGGCGAAGGGCACCAAACAGATTGCCCATCCGGAGAAATCAAAACAGGCATAGCACACCTACAGAGAGAGCATCAACACAGCTTTGCGAACATCGGACATCAGGGCTCCGGTCAATTTGTAGTAAGCCCGACCTTCAGAAACAGTCGTCAGGTCGTAGTTGCCGAAGAATACCTGAATGATTTCGTTGGTCTGGTTGTTAACCATGGTGGCCGCAACCGCGCCAGAACCGCCAGACGGCTCACGGATAGCTCGGTTGGCAATCAACAACGCTTCCCGATGTAGGGCAACGTTGATCGAAGGGATAGCCGGGATCGACAAATCCATTGCTGTTGTGATCGCTGCCGCTGGTTGCTGACGACCCTGTTTGTCATAGGGCACCAGGGTAATCACAGGCGCTGTCGGAGTTGAGGTATCAATTCGGAGGATGACCCCGAAGAAGTTTCCAACTCGGGCAATCATGCCGACGGCCACACCAGAATTCAGTGTGGTGCCTGTTGCGGTCAGGGTAATGCTTACCGCGCCTACGTTATTTGACGCAGAGGGAAGGTCAGCATACTTGAACATGGGGTCAGTACTAACCAAGGCCGCCTCTGACAATGCAACCGAAGCTGCCACCGGCGTAGCCGTGTCACCGGACACTGCCCCAGTCAGGACGTTTTGAGCCACCTGTCCATCAACACTGTTGGAACCAGCCGTCTGGAATCCATAGCGCTCAATAAAGGTCGCATTGGGAATCCCAGTCCGAATCAAGTTGCCAGAGTTAATGCTGATTGCACTAGCAAAGCTATCTACGAGAACGGAGTCGCCAAGGAAGGCACCTTTGGCAGTCGTAGATAACACAGCAAATCGGTCTTCGTCGGGTACATTTTTGCCATCTAGCGCCGTTGCCGCAGACCGTAGGGTTACCGCGTCAAAGTCCTTTAAGTTGTTGCTGGCATCTAATGCAGCCGTAATCATGATCGGCGCATGAGCACCCAGCGACTGAACTCCGGTGGTAGCCGACCAGGTGCGGAATTTGTCATACAGATATTCATCGTTTGGAGTCGCGATTGAGTCAGCCATCTGACCGCCGGTTTCTCGGATATACATCTCCAAAGATTGGGTAGGGTCAGAGCCATATATGCTGAAACCATCAGCCCAAAGTCGTTCCAGCGTTACGTCAGCACTGAAGTACTCCCCTTCACTGAGAACCAAGGGCGAAACTCGTGGTTGTAGGTTTGTGGCTCTTCGCCGCTTCGGACGACGGACTTTTACTCGATCGTCACGTTGGAAGGAGCCTTCTTCGTAACCGACAACGCCTACCCGTGGGAAGACGGCTCGAAGATTTAACTGAGTTAAAGATTGTGCAGCAAGAGCCTTGCTGATCAGGGCATCACTAATAGGCATTTAGATGTTCCTCTTCTAAGTCTGTAGCGTTCCTGAGGACATCCTAAATATCTATTTAGGCAATTACAGTTTATCTCAACTTGGCAGAATGCGACAAAAAAGCCAACCGATGCCTAGAGCAAACCGTTAGTCGATTCAACTAAGTTGGCTGTTTCCATGGCTTTTGTCTACTAAAGGGACATAAAGCCCCGCATCTTTGGCGCGGGGCGGTTCATGCCTATCCCGCTCTTTCGATCGCGCTCAGGTCTTTCAGCACATCGGCCCCTTTGCCATCTCTGAAAGCTTCTAGCAAAAACTCGCCGGAAATCGCATCCGGATCGGTGCTTGTCAAAACTTTCAAGTCCGGCTGTCCTGGCGGCGTAGTCCGGTTAATTCCCGGTTGCGAGTTGAATCCGGTACCGGCCCGTGCCGGACGGAAATACTGAAATTCCGGTTTGGACTCTACCAATTCGGTGAGGTGGTCAATAGCAGACACCAGGCTAGTTTCAATCCCGTATTTGTCTTGCCTTTCGACTACAAAATCGGATTCATCTTCACTGGGCTTTAGATAACCTCGTTTAATAGCCGTATCCAATGCCATCTCAGCAGCGCCAGCGTCAACCTGCCCCGACTTAATCAAAGCATCAATATATTTTTGGTTGCGGGTATTAATGGTGTTGCGTTTTTCGGCGGCTTCACGCGCGTCCCGTTCAGCTTTTAGCTGATCTTCGTAAGTCGATAGCTTTTGGGTCAAGGGCTTGAGCTTGGTTTTTTCAAACTCTGCCATAAATTCTTGTTGAAGCTGGGTTCGGAATGCTTCTGGGTCAAAGGCCGATTGATCTTGTCCCGTTTTTCGGGGTTGTTCTTCATCCGGCATGTCCGCTAATTGCTGAAGGACAGCACTAACAGCGTCTTGCACCAGCTTGGCTGAGTCTACTTGATTAGCCTGGATGCTTTCAGCAAGCTTGGCTAGCTGTTCCTCAAACTGCTGAGAAGTTATCTGGGGTGCTTCGGTCAGTGCCCGTTTGGTAGCCCCCGACACCATGGGAGCAACTTCAGTCTTCAAGAATTCAACTCGGAATTCGGCCAACTGCTCTTTTAATAGGTCTGAAATTTGTTTTAGATCTTCTTGTTCGAGTGGCATCGCTGCGTCCTGTTAAGGCATCTGGTTTGCAGCTTCCTGGAGTCAGGCATTCCGGCGAACCGGGCAACTCCAATATTAGCCAAGCATCGCGGAATGCGACAAGTTTTAAGGTTGATTTTCCGGCGATGCCCCCGGCACTCCCGGTGCCGGTGCCGGTGCCGGTGGTTGAGCGGCGGTCATCAGATCTTCATCCGACATTTCATCGATGTCGTCAAGAATCCGTTGGATATCTTCAGAATTAGCATCCACTGTTGTCCCATAGAGCCGAATCATATCCTGGAACTTCCGCCGGGTGAAGCTGGGTACTGGCACGCCCCCTATCTGGCTTAATCCAACAAACATCGGCAAGTAGGACATGAGCCCATTTGTCCTGAATTTGCTGAAGCCGTTTACCTTAATCTGGCTTAGGTCAACGGGGTCGTTGGCAGCGATCGCCGCCGCTCGAATAATTTGTACGGCAAAGTCTCTTAAGATGTCACCGTGACGAGCCAACAAAACATGCTCTAGTTCTTTGTCGGTTAGCCGAGACTCTTCTGATCTCTGCATGGCCGCTGGCGTTTGATCGGCCAGGTAGGCCATCGTCTGCAAAGTCTCATAAATATCTTTTCCAATCACCGTTTCCCGTTCAGCGGCGGATGGGATGGCTGGGGAGTTAACGGCAAAACTGGTAATTTCAGTTTCCCCAGGCGTGTCTTCTTTAACAAACAGGTAGTAGCCATCTCCCACTTTGTTGTTTTTGAACGGGTCGTCTGGCCCTTTGACCACAGGCATAGCAAAATTGGCCCGTTGGATTGCCCAATTCAAGCCAACCCGGTTGTTGTAATGCTCTTTCTGTAGGTCTAGGAGCTGGTCACCAACACACAGGAAACCAGGCAGCGATAGGGCAATAAGCGGAAACTGATACTCGCCATTTCGATTAAACACTTCCACCCGATCTAGTGGAGTGCCGTTTTTTGATGTCACAATTTCAATTTGAATTTCCTTGTCGTTCCATTCTTGATGGATGAATTCTTTAGGTTCAATTTGTTCGGTTGCTCTGGTTTTGATCCGCCGCACCCGGTACTGTGTGCCTAGCACCCGATCGCCGTCTCGCTCGAAAATCGTAAACAGATGCTCCGGTTTCGGCTCATCTAGCCAATCTTCCCGGTAAATATTGAAGCGGTGCAATTTCACCATCTCAAAACCATTTTCGCCAGGAGTCCAATCCCACAAAGCATCCCGATCCCACAACACCACGTAAGGGGTCAGCTCCCCTGTCTCCTGCTGTCCTGCCAAAAATGGACTCCCGGATGCGGTTCGAGTATCGACCTGGGCAAAGGCCATTCCTTCTGTTAGTGCATTAAACATGGCCCGATCTAAGAACGTAACAAAGGTCGCCCGTTGATCCGGATCTTCCGATAGCCGCGCTCCACTTTCTTCAAATTCTTTTAACCAGGGCCGAGTGACACCTTCAATGTTGGGGGTATCCACAAAGAGCTGAGTCACAAACCGTGCAATGATCGGCCCAATTTTGTTGACCAACGGCGCGACCGATGCTCGTTTCTCCTGCACCTGCCTGCTTCGATTATCAACATTGTTCAATAACAACAATTTGATGTTGTCCGCTTGCTCCCCTCCCGCCGCAACCGCCCGTAGTAAATGCCAGCGCTTATGGCTTCGTAAATAATCGGGATGCTGTCGCCGCAATGCCTGAAACAACTGCATTTTTGGGACTTGCGGCTGCGTACTTGCCCCGCCTAGCAAATCGAGCCGAAGCGCTTCCGGCGACTGATCCGGCCTCGGTTGGCGTTGTTGGGCGATCTGATCGGGGGTCAAGGTCATGGGTTGGCACGGGGAAGTCTAGCCCTATGTTAATCGCAGATTGCGATCAAGTGACCCCAGGAATCGGGTTGTGGCCTGCTTTCGCTGTGCGTTGATTGGTGCCTCCAAAGGGGAATAGATGATAGATCCCATAGGTCAAAGCGTCAGACAAGTGGGTAGCCAACTTGTCCTCTTTATCTATGCCTCCACCGTCCCAGGTAACTGTCTCCAGATCACGAAGAGTGAGAGGGCAGTTGTCTAAATCGATAAAGAATCGATCTTTTCGACAAAGAAAATTAAAGGCATCAACGCGATTGACTACACGAGGGTTAGCCGCAGGGAATTTACACTCAAAATCAAGTCCGGTTTTTTTAAGACTTTCTTTTACGATATCCCATGAGGAAAGTTTGCTGGCAGCAGATCGAGCCTTGCCTGAAGCATCTCCATGCAACCAAATGTCCGCCCGGTGCCCACTCTTCTCTAGCCACTCGCAAACTTGTTCCATGAGTTCCCAGATATCGGAATCTAGCTGATAAAACTCTTTGAATGTATGAACCTCTTGCTGTCGAACATGAAATAAGACACAAACACCAGGACTAGCGTTGAAGTCCAGATTTAGGTGCAGGCGTTCGCCGGGGTTGTGCTGGAGAATCAGGGCATCTTCGCCCTGCAAGGCATGTTGTTGACGGTTGAACCACTTATAGACCAAGCCAAGGGTGGTATTGATAAACAACCCTTCTAACTCTTGGCGGCCTACATCCCCGGCATAGTTGCCTTCCAAGCTGGTGATGTACTCCTCTCCCAGGTATTCAATATTCTCCCGGGTCGGACAGTTCACGAACCAAAAGGTCTTTTTCCACGCCTCGGAACGCGCCGGATCAGCGAACCTGTAATAGAGCCAGCTAAATCCTCGGGGTGTTGTCGTAATACAGAGCGATCCGGGTAGTTCTGCCCCCGGCCCCCGGCCTATCCGGCCATCTAGCGTATTAAATGACGCTTCACTAGAGTAAGCAAACTCATCCGCCCAAGCCCACCGAGCTTGCAGACCTCGACTGGTCTGTTTTCCCACATCAAATGAAGTGCTGGACAAGACATACACATAAGCTCGTTCCGGCCCAATAAAGCAGTGCGAGGGATGGCGATTGACGATCGCCAAAGCCGTTTCTTCTGGCGTTTCTCTAACCGGATCAATGGGGATGTTGTACTTTAGACATACTTCAGCCAGTGTTACTAGAGTGGCTTGAGCCAATTGCGGGTAGGAGTTTGCCAACACAACGCCCTTGGCGCGGGGATACTTCAAAGCCTTGTCGCAAGCCCAAACTGCACCGCTATAGCTCTTGCCACTCCCGATGCCGCCCAGCAGTGCCACCGTTCGGTACGGCTGCTTCGTGTAGTTATCCTCGCTAAATCCCCCTAGTTCCTCCCAAAACCGGGTCTGACCACCCGGCCTAGGCCGGTAACCGTGGATCGGGTCGTAGAGGGTGATCGCCTCTTCCTTGTGGCGATTGAGGATATAATCTACCGCCTCTTCAGTTTCTAGCAGTTTTGCCCACTTCAACATTTACAGAAGGTGCTATAATTGAGGAACGGAGGATAATCATGAAAACAGTTGTAAATAATTCTAATCTGCAAGAGGAGATAAAAACTCTCCTGTGGGGGCACACATCGCTTCCACAGATCGCCGCACGATATGAAAAAGTCCCATTCGCGGAACTGTATCGAATTGCCCTGGGGGTCGGGAGTCGCTATGTCAAAATGGCCGATCGTTACTGGTTGGCATACATAGGGGGACTGGACTTGGAAGAAATAGCGAAAAAGTATAATCGCGAACCGGATGCGATCTTGAATGCCTTAGAAGAGCGAGGTTATGAACCTTTTGAGAACAGCCTCAAGGGCAACAAGTTTCGGTTGTCTGAGCGGCTAGTGGCCGCATGGGAAACATTAAAGCGTCCTCTAGTCGATCTTCGTCAATTAATGGACGAAGAAATTGAAGCCGTAAAGGAGCGTGGAAAGGTAATCAAACGAACCCCTCCACTAGATGAGCCAGTGTGCGAGTTCTCTATCCCCCTATCTGAAGAGGATTGGGACAAGTTAAGGTTCCTAGCCGCCCACTCCGGTACCCAATGGTATTCAGGCGGTAATTCTTCTGCTCTGCACCTGAAGGTGCTTCGGACTTTGTTGGAAGACTTGATTGAACGTACACCCGAACTAGAAGAGTTTCGGGTACTTAATCGATTTTCGGAGTATTCCCCTTCCAACAAGCTAGAAGAAACCCCACAAAGGACATCTTTTAGCGCCCCTTTGTATGTTTATAGGCTGATGCTTCCCTATATCCAGGCAAGAGGAGCAAGCAATCAACTGAATTTGTCTCAAAAATTTCGGGCTGCATTTAAGAAATACGGCAGTCTTTCCCGCGAAGAACGAATGGCAGTGCTAGAGGGGCTAAGCCTTCCAGTTTCGTTCGTAACACCGACTTGGTTCAGTTACCACTATGCACCGCAAGGCAAAAGGTATTTTTTCCATAGGTCGGTCAGTCTAAGCCTGTTTCCTCGGCATTTGGCTCTGATCCAGGAGGCCAAAAACGCAGGAGTAGGGCATCAGTATTTTCTAAGTGCCTTGTATTTTTGGTTTGAAGGACTCGACCAAACCAAGCTGAAAGGCTGGAGTGATTGGGTGGAATTCAGCCAGCAAGATTGGTCTGTTGGGGGGCGAGATTCGTGGCGACTGAATGATCTAGTAGAAAACGGATTTGCAGGCTTGGAAGACTGCAAATCCGCTAGGGCCAAACACTCCTAAAAAGGAATGTCGTCATAATCTATTTCGTCTTCCGCCGTCGGTGGCTTCGCTGCGGGGGTTGATTTCGGTTTCGCTGAAGCGGGTGCCGGGGCCGTGACGGGAACCTCTAGCCCGGTGGTCTGATCGAAAATTGTTTGCAAGCTGTTGATCATACTGCAAACGATAGTTGCCACCTTTTTTTTGATTCCGTCCGGATCTTCCTCTGTTTCGATCCGGACGTTGCCGTTGGCATGGACTTCCATGCCTGGGTTCAGTGCTGCGTGGGCTGCCTCAGCACGCTTTCCACGCACCTGAGCCGGAAACACGGCAACTGAGCCTAACTTGCCGCCAGGTACAGCGACATCGAACACACAGACAGACGTTCCACCTTCAGAAATCAATATTGGGGCGGATACGACCTTCCCAGCAAAAACAATGTGGTTCATGACAAATCCTCAATCACTGTAATGTTGTCAAAATTCGCTGTAGGCACTGCCGTCGTTCCCGGATCCGCCACCCGATGGGCGACCCAGCAACTCAACCTGATCAACCCGAACAATCGGCTTAGCTCTCTCTTGCCCGGTGTTTTTATCCACCCAAGCCTCCATATCTAACTGTCCCACAACCGCGATCTGGGTACCCTTAGGGCAATGGTTTGCCAGCACCTCTGCCGTTTTACCCCAGGCCACCAATTCAAACCAATCAGGCGGCGCGTCCTTGATCCGACGATTCACCGCCAAGCTGAGAGTAGCAACGCACGTCCCGGACTCGAAATACCGGATTTCGGGGTCGCGCCCTGTTCTCCCAGCCAAAATGATGACATTTCCTTGCGTAAGCATAGCAAATCTCCTTAAATTTTTGCTGTAATCAGCTTAACATATAGATCGACCGTCGCGGAAAGGGGTTGCCAAAAATGCTGTACTTTTATATATAAAGGGGATGACGATCTGATTTATTTTGCTATAATAAGGACAGATTTTAGGAGATAGGCTATGGGACTAAAGACTGCTGTACCCGACGTTGTGGTGAAGGCCACGATTGAAAGAGTCGGGGACATTGAAAACGGAGAGTACGGGCCTTATCGCTCTGTCAAATTTGTCGGGGATTTCAAGCCTGGACAGGGCGGGGCGAAGGTGGCTGGAGAACTGTGGCGGAGAATCCCTTGTAGCACATCAGATGATATGTCTGTAGGCATGGGGATTGTTTGCACCTACGGAGCAAATGACAAGGGAGGTATGAGCTGGAGCTATGCATTAGACCCCGATCAACCCCAACCGAAAGCCCGTCCGGGTAATTCATCCGCCAGCAACGGACGCTATAGCAACGGTACCGCGCCGGGTACCCGGTCGGCCCCGGCGGTCGGTCAACCGCTGGATGTGGTAGGGCAGCCAGGGCGGGAGCACGCCATTAATGAGGAGCTAACTGCCCGATTGCAGCTCATGAATCGAGCGATGCAGGCAGTCACCAAGAGTCTGATAACCAGCTATGAAGCCCTAGGAGAGAAGGGTATCGTAAACAAGGGTGAGCATGTGGACTTTGCATCTTTGGTCGATCCCATGACCAGAGTGGTCAACACCCTTTTGATGGGATTGCATAATAAAAACGAATACTTTGGCATTTCGGAAGAGAGAGGTGAGTAATGAAACTACCCTCACTGCTCCTGGATCGCTCAGCTTTTAAGCGGGCGATCGAGATTGCTAAAGCCTATACGCTTTCTTGCCCGGATCACCTTGAAAATCCCAAGCCCAAAACCAAGGCCCCCGTCCGCCTGAAATTCTCGAAAATCGGATTAATTATAGAGGCTTCACATCCGAGGTACGGATGGATGAAGTCTGTCATTCCGGTCACGGGTAGTCAGCCTGTGGAATGGTCTGGGATGTGGGATGCCAAGGAATTGGTAGAGCTAAAACTAGGGCGAGGAAAGGTCGTTGAATTAGTCTATTGCCTCCCTACACTATCTTTTCAACGTCCACCTGCACCTGTATGGCAGATGTACGATAGATGTTTGAACATAGGTGTCCCTCCAGTCCTAATAGTCGGTGGCGCTGAAGTCTCAGCGATTCACTATGGGCAGGAACCCGTGCCGAGTCGTCCCCGCAAGGCTTTCCCGGTCAGGGATGGCATGATCGTCCTGGAAGCATCCCGCAAGCTGCTGAAACCGGGGCGGCCTATCCAAGTCGATTGGCATGGGCAAACTTGGCTTAACAAGGCCGAACTGCGTCAACTGTCGCAGCACCCGGACAGCCGAATACTAGATATGGAATCGACAAAGGTGGTGGCATGATGCAAGAAATTATCGATCAACGGAATGCGATAGCCCAAAAGCTATCTAGAGAAGGGTACGAAGTCCGTCAATTTACCAATAGCGAAATGGGCCTATTTATCCGTGCCATAGGAGATGAACGGGGGCCGTATACTCTCGTCGTCTGGGAACGGCACGGGTGGACTATTCGCTGCTACGGGGCTAGTGATTCTATCAACCCCGCGACAATGCATCGTCATTGTGCGGCGGCTTTGGAGACGCGAACAACATGATGCAAATTATCAATGAACGGAATGCAATAATCCAAGAACTAAATAGAAATGGATACAAGGCTGTCCAACTTGACATCGGTGGATTCGGCATCATCGCCCGTGCCATAGACGACGAGGAACAGAGAGATTCTTATGCTCTAATCATGTGGGAAAAGGGATGGATTATTCGCACCGCAGGAACTAGCCAGCTTGTCGATCCCGCGACAATTCTTCGTCATTGTGCGGCGGCTTTGGAGACGCGAACAACATGATGCAAATTATCAATGAACGGAATGCAATAATCCAAGAACTAAATAGAAATGGATACAAGGCTGTCCAACTTGACAGCGAAGAAGGCGAAGTGGGCATCGTTGTTTATGTTCCAGAAAGCGAAAATAGCCCATTCGCTCAAATTTTGTGGACGTTGGAAATGGATGCGTGGACTATACGCTCTGAAGGAGTTGGTGAATTTGTCAATATGATGAAAATTAACCGATGCCTTGAAACGGCGCTGGGATTGCGATAAGCGATCACCAAGCGATCGGGCCTAAAGCCTTGTGCATCAATCTATTTAACTAATTTCCACCCTCGCAGGCTATCGCCCCTATCTGCCTTGCAAATCGTCCGGGACAATTGACCGCATAAGGAAAAACACAAAAACGATCGGCACCAAGAAAGCTGCTGCAACCCAGATAAAGTCACCAATAAATTCACTTAACATGATTCCTCTTCTTGGTGCCTGTTGGCATTCCCTCTAAGCGGATCTGGGTTGGCTGGAGTCCCGGCGCTAATTGATATCGGATTCGGATGTTATCGTCACCAAAGTAATAATCAAAGTATTCGATTACCCGCTCGTCCCAAAACCGCATCAGTTGCTGAACAATTTGTTCACGGGTCTTACCATTAGGAGCAAAACGCCGATAGGTCTCATACAGATCGTCCGTTGTCTCATCCGTCATCACCCGTGCCCTCCACAACTTGATATCCCAAAGATACCCACACGCACCACGTTGCCATTCCTGGAGAAACAAAGGCGGGATCTTTTACCCGATGAGGGGATCTGGTGTAGGGCAA